GGCTAATTGACTGCTCTCAGACGTAAACTGAGACCGGGCTAGTCAATACAGAACATAGAGTCCTGTGCCCAAACATGGCGGCGTCCGCATATGATAACGGAGTTGCGACGATACAGCCATGTTTAAATTCCCCCCATGCTTCGTAGTCCAGGTCGAGGGCGGAAGGATTGCCCCCTGCCTGCGCGACAGCTAACCTGACCAAATGCTCGGGTAGCCTCTTGCGAGCCAGAGTAAGCAGAGGATACTTACTCAGGACACCAATGGGCGCCGGGACATTTATCAGCCTAGCAGTCGAGTCAGACCCTATCGCGGCCGTCAGTTGCAATCCCCCAAGCCGTACTGTCTCGTAGTCGTTGTATCTAGCCGGCAGACTCTTACGATAGCTAGCTTCCTCCATCTCCGAAACGACCGAAACCCCGGCTTGTGTCAGGATGTCAACTTCAAGTGGTTGAGCAGATCTGGACAAAAAAGCAGAAGTGGCAGCTCGCGGCAGCGGTGCGTACCCGTGCCGGTCAGTTGATGACACCCCCACTACCAAAGGGATGCTTCTATAATAGCCCCCGGGGTGGAATTGGGGACCGTTGTCGAGGGCAGTTGTGCCAGTTAGTAGTTCGCGCAGCTTCTTGTGGTCCTCCTTAGGCAACTTGGTCATACGTACAACCGAGGAGAAGAGGAGCAGGGGCAAGATTTCGCACTCTGACCTGTTGGCCAGAGTGCGCGCAGCGGCAATCATGGAAGTGATCGCATCGGGGGGAGACAACTCCAAGTCAGAGACCCAGTTGCCGGCGACCACTCCGGCAACTCCCCGCGCTAAGTACGCTCGCGTACATCTACCAGAGGACGCATTCCTCAGAAACTCGGTAGACACGTGCCCTACGGACTGCTTGACTGGATTCATCCGTAGACAAGAAGCCTCTACTAGGCTGCATATGGTACCGGCCTGTTCGTAGGTCCTAGCGCCGAGATACACGTCATCCCCCACATGGATTGAAGGTAGGTCACGCATGATTTCGTCGCCCAGGACAAGTCTGAGGTAGATGAAATTGAGGCAGGTATTAATGAAAGTGGTCCCGCGGTGACCACTCATGAGGGTCCCCCGCGATCTGCCGATTTTCTCAGCCCCCAAGTAGATATCGCTTAAATCAAAAGAACAAAGGAGAGTTTCCGCCAGGTGGGGCGGGTAGCCAGTGACAGAACAGAGCTCCTCAAAGAGGATCCTCATCGTTCTGTTGGAATGCTGCGAATTGAAGTCGTCGTAGTCCAGCATCATGTTGATCCCAGCTCTACTCTGCGCCGCCCGAGTCTTGAAAGCCATGCCAACGTGCCCCCCCTTTCCAGGGTCAAGTACTACCCTGCTATGCCGCCAGCGTTTCTCCACTGGGGCAAGTAGGTGCTCAAAAGCCAGATAGCTAACTGTATCACAAGCGAAGATGGCACGTGTCTTGCCGCTCTCGAGCTTGGGTGATGCGGACACATAAGTATGTCCGGTCCAAGCAGGCCTAGGGTCATCGACGACCGCCTCAAGCCATGCGCGGCGGTGCTCGCGAAGCATGCCGGCAGGCCTTGGGGCGCGGTTGTAGAGTTTTGAGACATGACCGGAGTGGGCGCCGTTCACGGCCCACGCCCATCTGGAATCCCAATGTTCCTCAAGACTGGGGAAATCCACCTGACAACCGTTAGGACCGTGGGAGATCTCATCTAAGAACAGCTCTCTACAAGCTTTCCGCAGTGAAGGTTCGTCAAATTCCGCTAACTTGCCGAAGACCTGGTCGGTCGTGCGGTACAGAGCCTCTTCTCGAAGATCGAGACTACCGACGTCACGACCTCGGAGCGTGTTGGCCTCCGCAAGACACGCGCCTAGGCGACTACCGTTGGCCCCCACGGCCTTGATGAAGACAGTGAGGGCCTTACAATAGTCGGCTTGAGAGCAGAGGGCCGCTGCCACGCGGTAGCTGTCGGCCACTCCAGCACTGGCCAGTCCAGTCCCGTACAGGACGACAGCGGAGGCCTGGTCGTTGTAGAGTTTCCCCCTATACGGCCAAAGTGCGTTGACAGCCTGCAAATAGTGCTGTCTCGAAACGCGGTTGAGGTCGCTAAGGACCTCGTTCAAAAACACATTAACTTTATTGGAAGCCGCGGGGTTCTTCTTAAGCCTGAAATACCTCACGCACGGCCCCGGTCTCGTCCCCCACTGCACCTCGGCAACGGGGACGGAAACCCTAGGTGCTAGCTCCAGAGTATTAACCAATAGCACTGATAGACTAGCCTCCGACACCCTCACCTGTACGGGGAACCGAGGCAACAAAAATGCTGCCGCCCCTCTCTCCAACTCCGAAACTCGCTTCCCATTATAAGTGGGAGTATAAATAGCAGAAATCTGCTCGCTGAAAGGAATCAAAGGAATACGCGCCGCCCACACCGGGTCTAACAGCTCTTTCAGGTATTGGCCGATCGCGCCAGCTGCGTTAGCTCGATCGTCCACTTGTTTGTGAATCATTGAGCGGGGGCCGGTCCAGCGCCGGCGGCTTCAGGCTCGATGGGTTGGTGGGGGGCAGGTAGGGGGTCTGGGTTGACAGGGGGAGGCGGGTTGGCCCCACCGGGAGGTGGGGGTGGAGGCCCGCCTGCGCCTGGAGGGGGAGCCGGACCCTGAGGACCGCCGCCGCCACCCGGCTGATTGACCTGACCCCCGGGAAGACGCGGCGCACGTTGCGCTTCGTGATGCGCGGTCGGAGGCAACGGCGCCCCGCGGACAGTGCGCCCTTGGTCAACCCCCGCACCAACGCCTAGTCCCACGGTGGGACCGGGGTCGTCGCCGGGTCCTCCACTCTCCGAGTCTCGGTACGGTCGGGAGGGAGCGTCGTCGAATGATGGGGGGACGTCACTGACCTCCATAACTGGTGAGACGGCCAACCCAGTCGCCCTAGACCTGACTACGGCCTGAGCCAGCGCATTGGCTGCACGAGACCTAGCCCTGCGCGCGTTACGGTCGGCGTGGTTTGAGGGGCCGGTCTCCAGGCCGGCGGGTACCGACACTCTGAAGTGGATCATCTCGGTAGCCATCTCACGCTCGTTGGGCATATCCGATATCTCAGCATTGAAGTCATCGTCCCACGACATCAGTTTGACCTTTGCACCATAGTTACCCTGGATGTTCATAAACTCCGCGGGTGCAGGGAAACAGCTCTGCCCCCTAGTCCAAAGATAAGATGAGAGGGGATCAGCCGCTGCATGTTTAAGAGCTACGGTGCCGGCGGTGGGCCCCTGGTCTCCTGGTAGTAACACTGACGACTCATCGAACTGGTAGAGACGCAGGTCCGCGAGGGGAGCCGGCGCCGCAGCCCAGGCACAAACTAGTGCAGATGTGCGGGCTGTGCGCATCTTGAAGGCCACTGTGGCGAAAGTGGCTGACCTCCCAACGTCAGAAGAGCGATATCTCTCGAAGCACGGATAGGTCCGGTCGGCTCCCGGAGTAACCTTAGCACCATAACCCTCAGATTCAGCCATGGTCCCGAAGGCATTGTCCTCAAGTAGAGAAGTGGGTTCAACCCAGAAGTAAGGGGCTACTGTCTTGTAGCGAAGGTGGCGATCTACGTGTTCGCCCTCCTGTTCCAAGGCCCGCGCCCCAACCGTACAGAAGTGGCTCTCAGCCACCCCTGAGTGAGTTGACAATCCGAACAGCTTGGTTATGGCGCGTATGTATAGGGGGGCAAACCGGCCCAAATCAGAGGCTATCTGGCGGCCTATGGCGCGAGCGTCGGCGTCGGTGGCTTCCTCTCCTTCCGAGCCAGGCTCGAGTAAGGCCCCCTCACGCGCAGTGAAGACAGAGGGATACATCCCACCGTCGCCAGGCACGAGGGGGTCACAATGCCCGACCGCAGCTGCGGTTTTCAAGGCCAGTGCGTCCACCCAAGCGGCGATAGAAGACGGCGCAGTCGAAGCTAGGGCAGGCAAAGCGGGGTAGTGCCGCAACCCCTGATTAACGCCTCCATAGGGGACACGGAACCGGTCGCCGCGCAACAGGTTGCGCATGAACCCTCCCTCATCAGTGTGTGACACCACAGACACAACGGCGTGTATCCCTCGTGTCACAGCATAGGCGAAAACGTCTCCAGCCCCGGAAGCCTCCATATTGGCCCCCAAGACTCGGAGAGCCTCGACGCAAGCCATTGCGAAGGCGGGGCCCGCAACAGCGGGAACGATGGGCTGGTTGGTGTTAGCATCCAAGCGGACCACGTCGGTCGTGACAGCGGCGCCAGACCCGTTGGCCGATGAGACCAGCACAGCAAAGACGTGGTCATTACCGACCGTATCGACAGTCCGTGGGATGAAAACGCTATTGATAGAAGCTGTCTGCGGACTATCAAGAGTTCCCAGGGCAGTAACGCGCACCGCGTTCCCTCCTCGGAGAGTGCCGGTGTCTATCCCGCCGTAAACAGAGTAGGCAGCGACGCCCTTCGCCAAACGCTCGACCATTGCGGCCAGGTCCATCTTGACCCACTGGGGAGAAAAGTTGGAGTAACGCCTGGCCATGCTATCAAAACTGGCGGCTTCAGATGCATTAACATCGACCGAACAGTCGATAGGTACTGCTGCCTCCGGCGGGGCTGCGAATACCTCTCTCGCCCGCCCGTAGCGCCTACCAATTTCATAGAAAATGGAGCGGGCCCTGGCCGACGGCGAGCCGTGGTCGGGGACCATCATGTAGACGCCGGCGCGATAACGTCTATAGACATTGTCGGCATTAATAAGGCCGCCGACGGGGTCTGCAAGTGTGCCAGTTAACGGACTGGCGACCGGAGCTTGGAAACTTTGAGTTGAGGCCATGGCCACAAAGAAAAGAGTCAATAGTAGAACAATACAACCTAAGAAGAGATCTTCGGAACCCTCCTTCTACTCAAGCTGCACATCCCAAGAGAAACCACCGGGCTTTTCAGGCGACAGTTAAACGGTCCAGGGGACCACGGGGAGTTCTACTACTCCAGAGGAACGCTATTACCGCGTCCATGGAGACTCAGCCCGCACTTCCGGTACGGGTCGGGCTACTCCTATCACCGGAGTAACAACAGAACCCGGGAACCGAGTGGTA